GAAACTGGTGCGACTGATGTTTTACCTATACCATTATCAGTTGTTGAAGATGGTACAGAACCCTCAGCAACTATAGAATCAATAGCACTTTTTATCTCAGCAATATGCTCAGCTGTTAAGTTCATTCTCACAGGCATATTTGCTGAGTGTCTTTGTTCTGTAGTTCCACCGACACCTCTATTATTAACAGTTACATAATCTCCACCAGCATCTGTACCTATGGCATTGTATTCTACAATCTCACGTGTTGATGAGTTTGATGGGTTAAGAACAAGATACCCAGCAGTTGGCACAGGTAACGCTGTAACATACCGATTACCTGTACCAAGTGACCAGACTTTAGATGTTGTTTCTTTATAAAAGTTTTGTAGTATTTTTATTGACATATTATCCTATTTTCATTACTATTATCACACAGTTGTTAATTGAACCTGCTGATGTCGTCACTGTTATATTTTGCGTTCCTGCCGATGGTATTTCGGTATACATTAAAGATATTGTTCCATTATCATTAGAATTTGTACCGATTAAGCATGTGTCTTTTGCTACAGCGTTATATGCCAAAGTTACTGTTTGTTGTAAAACTGCACCTGACAAAGTTCCCTTAACCCACACAACCACTCTTTGACCTGCTGTTGTAGTTAGGGAATGAGTTACTCCTGTTGTTGTTTCAATAGCAGTTACTAACCTAGAATCATTATCACCTACTGCGATTGGTTCTGTAGCACTTACTGGTGCGACTGATAATTTGGAAATACCTTTAGTTGTTGTACTAGCATTACCTGCACCAGCTAGAATTGCATTATCAAGCTCTGTTTGCATAGCACTTAAATCATCTTGAATCTCTGCATAATGTTCAGCTGTAATGTTCATTCTCACAGGTTCGTTAATATCATGTGCTTGGTCAGTAGTAACTCCAATTCCTCTAGTAGTTAAAGTTAAAAAGTTTCCACCTCCATCAGTACCAATAGCTGAGTACAAAACAATTTCTCTTTTAGAAGAATTACTTGGATTTATTACCAAATACCCAGAAGTTGGTGTAGGAAGTATGTCTACATACACTTTTAGGTCACCAGCATCAAAGGCTTCCATTATTGTTGCTTTGTAGAAATTTTGTAATACTTTAAGTGTCATATATTATATATTTTACCATTTATTTACATACTTGTAATCTTGCTACCTGCAAAGAGTGCCTTAGTTTCGTGGAATCCAACTAATGAGTAAGCTGAAATTGTAAATGTTTCAGTAGCACTACTGTTGTATAAACCTACAGTTATAGATTGTGATTTTGATAAAAATGATATTTTCTTTCTTAGGAAAGGTGTCGCAGATACAGATTCCCCGAATGAGTCAGCAATCCAATACTCACCAGGGTCAACTTCACCAAGTGAGTTTTCTTCACCCTCAACTACAGAGCCTATGAAAAACTGTTTAGTTTTAACTGTTCTATTGTCATTAGCGTCTTCTCTTACGTTTACAGTAATTGTTGCTTCAAGGTTTTTGAAAAGTAAATCTAGGTATCTGTACGTGCTGAATGTGTTAAATTCTTCATTTTCAACTTTCTTAAAGAAAACCTCTGATGTAATGGCTACTCCATTATCAGCTTTTAGTGAATCATCCCATTTAACCATTCCGTAGTCACCTTCAGATTTAGATGTATACACAATACCCTCAACTTCTAAAAATCCATGTGCATTTGATTTAAGTCTATCAGTATACTTAGTCCAAAGATTCCCATAAAGAAGATGTGATACAAAAACAGTATTGTTTGCATTTGTCGCACCTAAGGGTACTGCAAGATAGAACCTTCGATTGTAATAATAAGTAGCAACTGATTCCATGTTATCAATATTTATTAATTTTAGTGTTTCCTTAATAGGTTCTGATATAACAGATCTATTAATACCAAATACACCAGACTGTTGGTCTGTGTAACCAATAGCCCTAACTTCTCTTCCATTGAAAAACCATAAGTCATTCTCTACCCAAGTGACAGCTTTTCTTGAAGATGCACCATAGTTTCCTGATTGTTGTTCCAATTTAGGTAAGAAAGCAGCTGCAACTTGTTCATATACAAAAGTCATTTTCCAGATAGAATCTCTTTTAAAAATCATTAAAACGCCATAGTAGTTTTTCAAATCAGTTACAAAGTCTGTCCCTAATGGTTTAACAACATCAGTTCCAGAAAAAATTGCAGGATTTCCTACATTTGAATAATAAACAGATAAAGGTTCAGTACTTACTCCTGATACAAACATTCTATCTTCAAATATTTGAAGAATGTTTCCTTTGGGTGCTGAAGCATATTGAGTAAAAGTAGTTCCGTCATATTTAAAATAATTCTCTACACCATTACAACCCCATAATTCATCATCGTAAACTTGCCAACCAAATTCTGCTCCTGCTGTATATGTGGGGGATGCAACTATGTCTGAATATGTATTTGTAACAGCATCAAAAACCTGAAGACTTGTGCCTTTAGCTCTTATCCTGTGTTCTGTACCACTTGCCTTTACATAATTAAAGTCTGAATGACATAATTCAGTTTCAACAGCACCAAACAAAGAAGACCCTGTATCTTTTGTTAAAAAACCTTCTTCAGTGAAGTTCATGTTATTAGGAACACTTCTTCCTCTACTGTCATCTATATCTATAACTTTCTGTAAATCATTGAATATTTTTTCAAATTTTTGTTTTCTTGGAGGCTTTGGCATTTTAAATTAAATTAATTCCATTAAACATTTTTCCCTCTAAGTTACTTTCTTGGTAATTAGATAAAGCACCTATTTTTTCGTTAAGCATTTCTCTGTATCTTTCTTTGTAATACTCAGCAAGACCTTCATTTTGCATGTCTTCAAGGGTTCTATACATAGCACCATATATAATAAGTTCATGTAAATATCCGTTTATTTCTGGGTTTTGCATTTCTGATAATGGTTCATAAGAAGGGAAATATCTAATAATTAAACTAGATACTGAATCGGGAGAAACTTTAATAGCACCCTCTTGAATGGTTACTCCATTTTCAGAAGGAGTTTCTACGAATTCAGCAATACTCTTCTCTGGAAAAGGTGTTGTGTCAGTATTGCTTCTATAAGCATCTGTATATAAAGTTCCGAATTGTGCAGGAAGGATTCCTACTCCTGCTGTGAAAGATATTGTTGCTGTTTTAATTTGGTCATTAGTAAAAGTTTTTATTTTTAAATCATCGTAAGCTAAATTAATATTAAGAGTAATAGTTGAATTGGAAACTAAATCCTCTGTTTCCTCTAATATTTTTCTTCTTACTGCTGAAGTGATTTGTGCTGTTGTTAAAGACATATTTATATTATACCATTTTAGACCTTAACCCTGCACCCATAAAGGTGCAGAATAAAGTTAAAATTATGAAAGCGTAGCTCTTAGAACAGCTCCTCTTCCTCTGTTTCCTTCAAAAACCTTTCTTCCCCAAACAAGTAATCCTTTACATGTTGATGTAAATGTATTTTCTGATTGGTCAGAACTAATAAGTGAAGTCTTCATGATTTGAAGTGCCATTGCACAATAATCTTTAGTTCCAGCTATAAGCCAGAATCCTGTTGTGTTGTCTCCGTCGACAAGTTCTGAAGTATATACTGTAAATCCTGAGATTGTTCCAATATTTCCTCCTTTAATTACATCGTCATAAGCTTTTCCAACTGCAGGAATAAATTCTGGTGCTTGCAATAGAACTCCTTCGAATTCTGAGTTTACAATTAAGAATCTTCCAGCTTTTGGTGTTTTCTTTTTACTAAGTGCTGTTTTAAGTGCAACTATTTGTGAGTAAATGTTTGTTTTAGTAACAGCAACTGCTACAGCTCCGTTGATTACGTATGTTGCTCCAGCTGAAATAGCTCCTCCTGTATATCCAGAACCACTAAGGTCTGTAATAGTGAATGAAGTGTTAGATGCTCTTGCTGTAATCAAGTAATATGCTGTATGTCCATCTGCTTTGAAGTAACCTCCAACCATATCAGCTGTAACTACAGTAGTTGTACCTGTAACAACTCCAGTAGTAGCTGCAACTGCAACTGTTCCTGTTGAATAAGCTGTTCCTAAAACGTTGTCTCCATCAACATTCTTCCTCATGTAAGTCAAAATGTCAGTGTCAATAAGTTCCTCCATATCTCTTTTTGAAAGTTGAGAATATTCATTGATAGTATCAATGTCATTTTGAAGCTTATCAATATCGTCTACTTCAAATTTGAAATAATACTGTTGATCTACAATCAAATCTTCATATGTTGGTGTAAGGTCTTGAGCAACAAGTGTCATTTGTTTTGTGTAAGGACTAAGTGCAATTTTTCCTAAAGTTCTAACTCTCACTCTATCTCCAGAATCTTTGATTTCTCCTTCGTAGTTTGTGTTTGTTACTTTTGTATAAATTGTTTCATTATACAAGATTTCAACCAATTTTAAGGAATACTTAATTGGTGTATTTGCTGCTAAATTATTTTCCATTTTTTTTAAAATTAAATGCTATTTTAATTTTCCAGAACTGATATCCTCATTGAATTCCTTAGATTCTTTTGCGAATTTAGCAGGGTTAGTCTGAGCCATTCTTTGCCAGTCTTCAAGACTCCTTTTTGATGATGGAATACTTTCAGTAGAACCTTGTCTTTCGATTTCAATTCTTGATGATTGTTGACGTGCTTCAGTAGCTCCGATGTCCTTGGCTTTATCGTATAAAAAAGCTTTAGATAGGCTTTCAAGTATTTCTTCAATATTGTCAGGGGTTGGTTTATTAGATTTAAAATTTTGTTCTTTAAAAGAAGAACTATGCTCTTTTAAATCTGGATAACGTTCCTGTACTGCAGAGAATGCTTTGTCCCATTTTCTTTGATTTGCCTCAGACCTAGCCATTGAAATAGCAGGGTCTTTATTAATCTCAGCTAAAACATTTCTTTTAATACTATTAGTATAAGCTAAAATATTTCTTTGAGATTCTTCATCCATGTCGTTAAAACCAGGATAAGGCTCTTCATTTTCTGGAAAGTTATTATCGTTTTCGTTTGATGAATTTCTCATTTCTTCTAATTCTCTCTGAAAAGAATCTCTCTCTTCTTTAATCTTTAGAGCTTCTTTTGAAGATTCACTAAACTTTTTTTTGTAATCAGGCTCTTGCTGTTCGATTTCAGTTTGAGCTTCTGTGTTTTCTACAGTTTCATCTGCTTCCGTTTCAAAATTTTCTTCTGAAGTTTGGTCTAATTCGTTTGACATATTTTTTGACTCCCGTCCTATACAGGGTTTGGGAAATTACGCTACTTAATAAATCTATATCTATATTATACAATACTTTTGACTTTTTTGGCAACTCTCTTTTTATTTTCCTTAGTTATGTATTTCTTTTTTTCAAGAAGTGCTGACTCCATTAATAAATTTAACTCTTTTGCGAGAATAGATTTTTCAGGTATCTCAAATACAACATGGGTACTTTCTAATCCAGGTGTATCTGTCCTGATAGTTAAAGAACCCACTCTTTTAAGCTTTTTACTTTTATCTTTTAAATGCTCAACATGTAAATTTATTGTTACTGACATAATTTTATTTCATTAAGTTATCAATATTATTTTCAAGTGCTTCCCTTTCCATATCAGGGCTACTTAAGAAGAACTTAATCTTTCTAATCATATCTAATTGCATCTTTAAAAAGATATCTCTTCTGTCTTTATTGTTTTGACTAATAAGTTCTTTAATAATATCATTTTCAGAAGCTGTTAAAAATTCAGAAATATAATTATCTGTTAATTTTCTACCAGACAAGACATTTTCCCAATCTTTATATACTTCTTTTTCATCTTCATTTAGTTCCGAATACTCTTTAACACCTAGTTTGTCTAAGTATTTATTTAATATATTACTCATAATTTTGTTCTAATTTTTGACTATTGTTAAACATTCTACCTCCTTTAGCCAGTTCTGGCTTTAAATCATCTTGTTCTTGTACTTGTACTTGATTCATTCCAAATTTCTTATTTTCATAAGCCATAGCTTCTTCTATTTTATCAGTAGACCAACCCATTATTTCTAACTGTTGTCTTTTTGCTTCAACTAAAGCAACAGGATTATCCTGAAAATTAGTTATAACATATTGTGCTTTTTGGATTGAGTATTGATCCATCTCAGATTTTTCATTTGACATCTCAACGATACAATCATATCCCTCTGGCATAATCCAATCTGAATTATTGATAGTTTTCTTTAAAGTTTTACCACTTTTAGCTTGTTTATATAATGTAATACTTTGTCCTGCTGTATTATTACTCATTAATTCATAGAATAGCTGACCTATCTCTTTCCATGCTCTTCTGTAATGCTTTGTAGATACGCTGTTTCTACCTTGTGATTGTTGTAGATTAATCTCAACTTGTCCGAGAGTTTGTCTTGAACCTTCTGAAACACCTCTTTCTGTAGGAGTTTGTGCTACTGAATTTTGAATTAAATCCTTTAAGAAAGAAATTTGGTTACTTGTGTCAT